ATTGTTTTTGGCCTACAACAAGAAAGCACAAGAATTGATTGATCAGGAACGGGCAGAGGTTGTCATCATTTCGCTGATGCCTCAAAGCCCTAAGATTGATCTTGAAAGCCGAGGCTTTAAGAAGATTGACTCGACGTACTGCAAGGAATAAAAAATGGTCGGAACAATGATTGCCGCCGCCATCGTCGGCGCTACAACAGGAATCGCATACTACGCGACCGCCTTTGCGATCAACTACGCGCTGTCCTACGTCGTCACCCGCACGTTTGGGGCAAACAGGGCACCCAACCAAGTCGATCCCGGCTCACGGCAGCAAATCCCCCCAAGCGCAAACAACCCGATTCCGGTTGTCTACGGTGATGCGTGGCTAGGCGGCACGTTCGTTGACGCGGTGCTGTCCACCGATAACAAGACGATGTACTACGTCTTGGTGGTCAGCAACATCTCACCCGATGGTCAGTTCACCTATGACCGCACGCAGTTTTACTACGGTGACCGACTTGTTACTTTTGACGGCACCGACCCCACCAAAGTCGTATCCCTGACCGATGGCGCGGGCAATGTAGACACAAAGATTTCGGGCAACCTCTACATCAACCTCTACACCTCCAACGCAGCGGGCACGATTGTCAACGTAACCGGCTCTGCCCCGAGTGTGGTGATGGGCGGTTCAGACATCACGCCTAGTCTGCGGTGGCCTGCATCGGGTCGGCAGATGAACGGCTTGGCATTTGCCATCGTCAAGCTCACCTACAACAGCGAAGCGGGCACGACGGGTCTTCAGCCCCTGACCTTCAAGGTTTCTCACTACCTCAAGAGCGCAGGCGCGGCACGCCCCGGCGATGTACTTGAGGACTATCTAAAGTCGGATGTATATGGATGCGCGGTTCCCATCGGCAACATCAACACCACGGCTTGCGCGGCGCTAAACACCTACTCTGATCAACTGATCACATACATCCCCTACACGGGCGGGTCTACTACTCAAGCTCGGTATCGCATCAACGGTGTGCTGAACACGGGCGAGAACGTCCTAAGCAACATCGACCGTATTCTCACGGCTTGCGATTCTTGGCTTGCGTACCAAGAAACCACGGGTCAGTGGATGCCGGTGATCAACAAGGCAGAGTCGTCATCCTTCTCGTTTGATGACTCCAACATCATCGGCGAACTTCGCGTAAGCATCTCCGACATCACGCAGAGCATCAACCAAGTTGAGGCCACGTTCCCGTGGAAGGGCAACAAGGATCAGCCCAACCTGATTTTCTTGGAAACGCCAAGTGTCCTGATGTACGCGAACGAACCGGCCAACAAAGCCACGGTGACGTTCGACCTGATCAACGACTCGGTGCAGGCGCAGTACGTCGCCAATCGGATGCTTGAGCAGGCGCGTGAGGACTTAATTGTTACCTTCTCGACCGCATACCCCGGCATTCAAGTTGACGCGGGTGATGTTATCAGCATCACAAACAGCGATTACGGTTGGACGAACAAGCTGTTCCGCGCCATCAAGGTCAGCGAAACAACCCTGCCTGACGGCAACCTTGGCGCACAGATTGAATGTACCGAGTACAACGCCGCTGTCTATGACGATCAGAACATTACGCAATTCTCGCCGTCGCCTAACAGCGGGCTTTCCTCTGCGTATTTCTTTTCTGCCCTTGCTGCCCCGACTGTCAGCGATCAACTGCCATCGGCTGCGGTTCCCTCGTTCAGCGTCACTTGCAACGTGCCAAGCTCAGGCCGTGTCACAAGCATCACGCTTTTCTATACAACCTCCGCGACGCCTTCGGCTTCCGATTGGAAGGTGTGGGGCACAGAGTATTCAGCCAACTCGCAGACCTTTGCGCCTTCGCTTGCGTTTAAGTTCACCAATGTGTCGCTTCCTGCGGCAACGTACTACTTTGCGTTTAAGGTCGCAAACGACGTAGCCACCTCGCAGCTTTCGACGGTTTCGTCGGCGTTTGTGTGGGCACCTGTCTCGCCTTCGGGCGTCAAGACTGCGATTGCGTATCTCTATCAGTGGGCGCTTACTCAACCCGGCAACCCGTCAGGCACTAGCACATTCACATGGGCGACCGCGACAAACTCGGGCTATACCGGAGGCAATGGATGGCAGACGATCATCCCGGCCAACCCCGGAACGGCAGGGTTTTCTCTGTGGGTTGCGGCAAAGGAAGTCTCTGAACCGGGCGCTGTCTCAACCACTACGATCAGTTGGACTTCGGGCTTTAGCGTCTACGCGCAGTCAACAAACGGCGCAACAGGGCCGACAGGGCCGACAGGCCCAACAGGGCCGACCGGAAATAAAACGGCAAAGGCTTCTGTCTATCAATGGGCCGCAACCATTCCGGCAGGCCCGACCGGAACCTCGACGTATACATGGTCTACCGGGACATTTACGCCTAACCCTGCGGGGTGGTCTAGCTCAATCACAACCTCGCCAAGCGCAGGCTTTACGCTTTGGGAAGCGTCTGTATCTCTGATTGATGTGGGCACGGCCACGACCACCACAATCAATTGGACAACCGCAAGCATCATTGCGGCGGGATATGCCGGTAACACAGGCCCAACGGGATCGGCGGGGTCAAGCGCACGCATCTGTTTTGCGCGAGTGCCTAGCAATCCCGCGCCCGTTGCGGGGAACATCACCACCACCGGTTCAAGCTCATTCCCATCTAGCGGGCAATCATTGTCTGTTTGGGGATTCGCTGCAACGTGGGGCGCAAGCGACCCCAACCCGTCTAGCACTGATTCCCTGTACCAATCGGACGGCATCTACGACCCGACAACCGGAAACACGGTGTGGTCTACGCCTTACATCTCAAGTCTGAAGGTTGGCACGCTGTCGGCCATTACGGTCAACACGGGTGCTTTGACAGTTCAAAACACTTTGACAGTCAGCAACACCGGCAACATTCAAGGCGGGCAAACCGACTACAACACAGGTACTGGTTTCTTCCTTGGCTATAGCGGAAGCGCATACAAGTTTTCTATTGGCTCATCGTCTGCGTCTTTGCTTTGGGACGGGTCTGCCCTTAGCTTGACCGGCGCTTCCAATATCAACATTGGAGGCAGTGCGAACTTTGCCGGGACAACTTCTACCACCTCGCCAATTGGCGGTCTTTATCCTTTGCTTTATTCAACAATTGTCGCTAACAACACCGGCGGCAATTCTTGTTTCTACGGCACCACAAATAACAATGGCGCATCAGATGGCGCTCCTTATGCAATTTGGGGGCGCAACACATCGACAAGCTCTTCAAGCGGTGGCGTGTATGGCACTAGTGCGGGCGGTTCGGGTGTTATAGGAAGCGGATCAGGCAGCACGGGATACGGCGGTTTTTTTAGCGCAACAGTTGGCACACAAGGTTTATATGCAAGCGGCATCCAACTCCCGCAATCCGGTGAAGTTCGATGGAGAACCGCAGCCGGTGGACTTGGCGCTTACATCTACACAGACGGCAACGATGCGCTTTACATAATCTCAGGCGCATCAGGATCGGGCAACCCCAAGGCCGTCCTGCTTGGCACCAAAGCTACAGCACGCGCTCGGGTGGAGGATGCCTTCCTTCGTCCCGAGGTAGACAACTCAATGACCTTGGGCGCGGCATCCTTCCGATTCGTGGATGTGTACGCGGTCAGCGGGTCGGTCAACACCTCGGACGAACGGGAAAAGAACATCCTTGGTGACAACCCTCTCGGGCTTAACTTCATCAACAAGCTGCAAACCATCCAATACAAGTGGAAGGTGGCGCAGGCTGCGGTCAAGGAAAACGTCTTCGACGATGAGGGCAACCTGACAGGCGAACGGGAAATCGAACCGGCCCGAGAAGGGGTGCGTACCTTCCACGGCTTGAGTGCCCAACAGGTCAAAGCAACCCTAGATCAGCTTGGCGTGGATAGCTTTGCCGGGTGGGTGTTGGCAGACAAGGACGACCCGAACAGCATTCAGGGTTTGCGCTACAGCGAATTCATTGCTCCGTTGATTAAAGCGGTGCAAGAACTTTCGCAAAAAGTTGCTGACTTGGAAGCAAGACTTAAATAGAATTTGACAAGACAAGACACACTTCGTAGCCCTGCGAGTCAGCGGGGAGCGTCACAACCCGAGTTAGGGGAAACCATGAGTGTCAATGCGCTTCCCCGCGTAGGGAAGCAAAATGCCCAAGTTCAATAAGAACGTCATCACCCAAGTCAGCGGGTTCGACAATGCCCTGCTATCGGGTGAGTTGGTTTGGAACCAAAAAACTTATTGGAACCTTCAGCTTAAAAATTGCGGCACCATCGTTGATCTAACGGGTGCCACGATTGCTGCGTCTATCGTTCGACGAACGGTGACCAACCTGATAGACACCCGCAACGGGCTGTCTTTCGATGTGGGGGACTACACCCCAACGCCAACGCCGGTCAACCTGACGATTACCAACTTCGTCGCGGCTAACGGCTCGTTCACGCTTGTGATTGATGACTCTACTTGGAGTCTGATTAACAGCGATCCTGAAC